CCAAGCCCTAGGTTGGCCATGTTGCCATATGGCTCAACCAACCGGGAATCTTGATGTAGGTATTTCCTCGATCCGAGTGCCCTGTTTTAACTCAGCAGCACGATGAGTCTTCGGAGTCGTACCCAAGTGGCATTACACCCTCTGACATTCCCTGGTCAGGGGACATGCCTTAGGGTAGGCCCTGGAGACCACGGCTGTAATCCCGTTCCCGATATCGACTACCAACCTCCTGCGAGGCGCTGGTAGGCCACTACCCCACCATCACGACCCTCGTGGTGGGAAGGTAGCCAATATCAGTAGTAGAGTCACCGTGGGCCAGGACGGAACTTGAAGCATCACACTGTCTGCTACCCAGCAGCAATGGGTGTCTCTTGTCTCTCCCGGGTGGGGACGTGCTTTGGTACCAAAAGACAGCACTGAGTCACCTAGTGGTTTCCACAGGGACCTACTAAATGACCCAGCACTGCTCACGTTTTGCAAGCAAGACGGACAGTGCGGGTGGCCAGCCAGACAACAAGTCCCATACCTCAGAGACCCTAGTAAGGGCCATTAGTCGGTTCAGGCAGCTCTATATAAGCTGGGGGCAGCGTGCCCTCATACTTAGATAGAGCCTTCTGAACCCACGCCATCTGTCTTCTCCTTCTTCGCTCGTTACGGTTGCTATCCGCAGCGAACTGGAAGTTGAAGGCAGACCGCGTCCGCGCCCTGCTCACCGCAGATAGGTACTCTAGAGAGTGCCCACGGTAGAGCTCCAGAATCCGATCACGGATACGTTTTCAAAAGAATATATATCCGGACATCATCCTTTGCTCTCCGGGTGTAGCCATGCTCTCCAACAATGCCAAAATGGCAGAGTTGAGGAGCTGGCTATAGCGATTGATGATCTCCCCCATCAACCACCACCCCAGTGGTGTACCCACTAACAGGATAAGTTGGGCCAGCCCCCCGACGATCTCCGAACTAACTCCCAATTGTTTAAGCCCTGTAAGGGGCCAACTCTTTAAGAGCCAGCGTCGAACGCCCGGGCTCACTGTAGAAAGTGAGTCCATCCATTTACCTGGATGAAGGCGGCGCAGCCACCCCTGGAAGGAAGTAGTCTCAAGGAGCCCATATGCACCTAGCTCATCCGTGGGGATCTTCGATCCTACAATTAGGATCTCATGAAGGTCAACCACGGAGAGCCGCGCACAATGGACTACCAACCAGATGCCCCTCCACCATGGGTAGGCTGGCTGCACCAAAGTTGTGAGTGCAACTCTGATGCTGACCGGATACGTTCTGATGGCTTTCTTAAGGTCAACAGAGCGTGCCGAAAGCAAGGAGAACGCACGCGCAACGGCGATGGGAAATAAGGCAAAGCCACGACGGTGAAGGTGACGTATAACGACACCCGCATCGATGGGATAACGGAAAACTTGATACAATAGTTTAACCGGAATCCCACTCACGTCGCCCTGAGGTGTAACGAGCCTCTTACAAAACTCGAACACACCCGACCGAGATATCAGGGATTTCTCCTCTGAGATCACGACCCCTAATCCCAACATCACCTCGCGATACCGTTTCGCCACTTCCCGGTCAAAGATGACGATATCGTCCCCGACGATACCATAATCTTCAAACCAAGAAGTGCGGCCGACTAATCCTGCGCAGTACTGAACGATGGCATGGTGTGCCAGCGCTAGTAATGCCCAAGAAGAGTAAGCCCCCATAGGCTGGCCTACTGCATACATTCGGGATAGCCAGGGTCCATCCGGACGGAGTCCCTCTTCCACACTCCATACAGAATCTCTGTCCCACCACTTACGGGCGGTTAGGAGATGCTTCCAGAGAGTAGCTTCCTCATACCCAATGATATGGGAAAGCAACTCCTGGTACAGGTGCACTGGCATCCTGTCAGTCGCAGCAGACAAGTCATATGAGTAAACGGTGAAATCCTCACCATGCTCACCCAACCTCACAAGGACGGAGTCCCGGAGGCGGGTTACGCAGGCTTCCTGGTCAAAGGTTCCGTCTTGAGGGATCATCCGTAGCATGTCAAATACCAAATTATGAACGGGCTTCATAAGAAGCTGCGTCCAATAATCGGTAATTGCCACAACACGGACTTTCCCGGCAGGCTCCTCAATACGATGGAGTCTGCTAAGCCAAGACGTCACCCCAGACAGCGCAGTCCATGATGGATAAAGCATCCAATGGACGCAGGCAAAGAACCTGATTTGTATCTTGAACCAGATTCTGTACCGACGACCATAGACTGCACCAGCGTACTCCTCCTGGAATAGACGGATAGTCTGGTGAACACCAGAGACCAGCGAAGCTGCGTCTCTGATGGCACTTACACTACCCATCATCCCATGAGGACCCACGCTGGTACTTAACCACAGTCGGGGTCTTTTGAGCTTCCCTATCTGCAGATGGCTTAAAAAGCGCTCCACGGTGTCAGAAAACCCCATGAAATGGTCACTCTCTCCAGAGTAACCATCCGTGATGGTCTCGATCTTGACTTTAGGGGGGACAATAAGTCCCCGATAAAGCCCGAGAAGTGTCAGAGTAAGCATAATGCCTACTCTGTCACCACCGCGGATCCGCTTTCTAAGGTCCGCCGGCAAGAAAGAAGGTAAACCCTTTCTTAAACCGACGAACGGCGGACTAATGGTATTACAAAGGACCTCACCGGAACAAAAGTGTTCAACCACCCTCTTGCACTCTTTCAAGTACAAGACTGTAAATTGAGCACCGTTGTGACGGTAGAGGGAGCGTATTGACCGACCAAGGTCGGACAATGCGCCCACACCAAAAAGGAGCACCAAGAAATCAGTTAACTTCTTGATGCCTCCTCCGGCAATTAACCAGTTGTTTACTTGATTTAACATATTGTTAGATTAAGAGCAATTTGTCACTCCCTCGAGTGACTTAATGGTTACTGCTGTGGAAAGCGTTCCACTGTTATAAGGGCGACATCCCTTACGCAGGCCACCAAGCCACATCAAGGGGACGTGGTCTGGGGGTCGGTACCGAACCGGTCGCGGGAGGGGGCCAGAGGACACCTAACGTGAGGTATACAGAACCTAATCCGTCAGGGCATAGCCGGGGGCCCATCGCGACGCGCCTCAGCACCTGAGG